CGCAGCCAAACCAGCAAAAAAGCCAAAGCCAGCCAAATAACATGACCGCCAAACAACTCGCTCCCTACCTCGACCGGGTTAGCAAGGTGGAACTCCCGCCTACAACGTGCGGTTGTGCCCATTGCATGAAGGCGGCCAAGCAACCCGGTGGGGAAACCGTCCCCAAGGATGACCATTTCATCAAGGAGGAGCTTGCCCTTGCCGCCTTATTGCTGGCCTTGTGGGAAGCCGCTGTGGCTTCGACGGGCATTGAAGCGACCATCAAGGCTGCCGGGGCTACGCGCAACGTCAACGTGATTGACACCACATTGGAAAACGCCGACGAGGACATGGCCAAGGCAACCTTCACCGATGAGGGTAAAAAGGAATCGGAGGATACCCTCCACAAGTCCTTTATGGTTGGCTTCCTATTGGCCGGGGCCGCTGCCGCTGCTGCCGCTCGCATGGCCGCCTCCATTAAGCGCACCCTCTTTGGCTACAACTCTCAGGTCGGCTATTGGACCAACCATTACTTCGCCCGCATCGCGCACCCGGCTCTTATGGAGGCCGTGCTTGCCGATGGGGTTAGCATCACCGGCACAAATGATTTGGAGGCCGTGCTAGAGGCGGTCATGGCGAGGGTTATCAAAGGCACCGAGGTTTATTGGCGCATCGTGGCCAACCAAACAATGAGCCGGGCGCACCATTATGGCATCCTTCGCGGGGCGCAAGAGCAAGGGAAGCTGGGCTACCGCCTTGTGGCCGTTATTGATCTTCGCACCACCGACCTTTGCCGAGGGTTAGACGGGAAGGAGTTTTGGGTTGCCGATGCCATTGAGCATCTGGAACGGGTTGCAGAAACCGACCCCGCCGACATCGGCAAGGTTGCCCCATGGGTCAAGTGGGATGATGTAAAGGGCAAGTCGAACGCTGAGTTGTCATCCTTGGGGGTGCTTTGCCCTCCCTTCCATAGTTTTTGTCGGACGACGCTTGTAGCGTTCTCGACTTGACAACATGGATGGGGTAGGGCATTATTTGCCGCATGTTCAAACTACCCCTTCGCCGTAGGAAAAAGCTCTGTGGAAGACACTCCCTTGTTGATTTGGCTGATTTGGGTATAATCCTCAATACGGCTACAAATTGGGCTCTGTCTGACCATGGTTACGCCGTGGCCACAATAGGGACCCGCATGCTTTACCTGCACCGTCTATTGATGGGGGACATCGTTGAGGGAAAACAGGTTGACCACATCAATGGGGACAAGCTGGACAACCGCCGGGAGAATCTTCGGGTATGCACGGCAAGGGAAAACCAAGCCAACACGGCCAAGCAAGCCCGCCCAACCTACTCAAAGTTCAAGGGGGTTTGCCAATCGGCGGGCCATTGGCGGGCATATATTGCAACATCGGATAAGCAGACCCACCTTGGCAGCTTTGCAACCGAAGGGGAGGCGGCCTATGCCTACAACCTTGCTGCCATAGAACGCTTCGGAGCATTTGCAAAATTAAACGATGTTCCCGAGGTTCCTCTCAACCGCCTCGACAATAGGCAACCGGGGGCAACCGGCTTCAAAGGGGTAAAGGCACGCACAAATGGGACGTTCATTGCGCGTGCTAAAGTTAAGGGCAAGGAGGTTCATATTGGGACATTCCCAACCGCAGAGGGGGCAAGCAGAGCCCGCGCCCGCTACATTGGCCGGACAACATTGGTCCCCTTCACAACCTAATCTCTGCAACAAGTTGCAGTTTTGACTTGCCGTGGATTGTGACCATGAGATGATTCCGTCCATGTTCCGTGTTTGCAAAACCGACGACGACCAGCAGATTGCCCCCATCGTGGGGCACCCCAATTATTTTGTGGGCTCTGATGGTCGCGTCTATTCCTGTGCCCCACTGAATGGCCGGGGAGCACCTCTCCCCTTCTCAAGCAAACGAGAGCTACTCATCCAGCACACCCCCAAGGGTTATTGCACCATAATGGTTGACCGGAAGACTGTGGCGGTCCATTCCCTTGTTCTTAACCACTTCGTTGGGTCCCCTAAAGAGGGCCAACAATGCCGCCACTTGAATGGCAACAAGGACGATAATGCCATGGGGAATCTTGCATGGGGCTCCGGGCTGGATCAGCACAATGACCGCGTGCGGCATGGGACAGCACTCATGGGAGTTAGGCACCCCCAAGCAGTTCTGGACCAGATCAAAGTTTGCCTTGTTCGTCGCCTTCGTGCTCGGAAGTGGTCCCTTCGGGAAATTGCAAAGGCCCTTGGGGTAAGCACTACTCCTATTCGCCATGTTTTCAACGGGGGGTATGCCCATGTTTAAGGTCTGCAAAATGGATGACGATCAGCAAATCGTCGAAGGCGAAGTCTATGCCCCCAATACTCTCGACACCCATGGCGAGATGATGACGGCGGATGCGGTGGAGACTATTTGCCACCGCTTCATGCAAATCCACTCCCTCAAGGAGACGATTGATACGCAGCACAACAATCTTCCCGCCGAATGCTACCCCATTGAATCCTTCATTGCCCGCAAAGGCGACCCGGACTATACCGAGGGCGCATGGGTGCTGGCCGTTAAGGTAGAGGACCCAACTTTGTGGGCCTCCGTTAAAAAGGGGGAACTCAATGGCTTCTCCTTCGAGGCATACGTGAGCAAGCAGCAAGCGATTGTCGAGTTGCAGGTTTTCCCCCAGAGCATAGGGGAAACGGAGGAGGCCGAGGGCCATGCTCACTTCTTCATTGCCGAGTTGAATGCCGATGGGAAAGTTGTTTCCGGGCGCACAAGCGAGGCCGCCGGACACTCCCACATGATAACCAAGGGCACCGCCACGTTGGAAAGTGCTGGACATGCCCATCGTTTTGTCGTCTAACAAGATTATGACTCGCAACCCCATCACCGTCCAAAAGGTCGTCACCCTTCTATCCGACGCGCATCCAACTTTCGTCTCTCTTGTTGGGCATGGGGCTAATCAGACCCCTTTCAAGTCCGTCAAGGTAGCCGAGCTTCCACAAACTCAACCCATTGCAGACACCACTATGAGCAAACCCGCCGAACCCGTTACCAAGGGCGCAGTCGGGGCACCGCCAGCCGGAACCGAGATCAATAAGATCGTGTTCGCGGGTGAGCAGTTCCCGACCGATGCCGCCGTCACTACCTACCTTACCGCCAAGGGTTATTCCAACTTCGCCGTCGAGGCCGTGGATAGCAGCTTCGTGGTAAAGGCCATGGACGAAAACGCATTTGAATCCATCACGCCAATTGCGGCTACGGATGCGGGTGTTACCTTTTTTGTCGGTAAACTGGCCGCCGGGGCCGATCCCATTGCCACAGCCGTTATTGCCGCCCCCGTGGTTGCAACCAAGGCCGAGGTTCCCGTTGTCGTTGTCGCCCGCGAGCGCACGAAGGTTAGCAAGGCCGAGGTTCGCCGCAACCAGTTCAAGGTTACCAAAGCCGACGAAACCCCGGACCAACTCGTCCAGAAGTATTGCGACTATTATTGCTGCTGCGGGCCGGAGGTTGGGGAGCTAACGCTTGCCGACGCCATCGCCGATGTCAATTGCGGTCTGCCAGTTGGGTATTGGGATGTCAATGATGCCTTCCGCCAAGCCCTCCGCAACCGCATCCTCACCGGGGACGTTGCTGGCATTGCTGCCCTTGCAACTCAATTTGGTGAAATACTTGTCAAACTCTGCAACATCTGTTCCACTACCACCATGAAATCCGAAGACAACCAAGCCGCTATCGACGCACTCCTCCCGAGCCGCAAGGACTTCGGAACGCAGGTGCCCAAAGTTGTAGCCATCCCCGCCGGGACAACTGACCCAATCATTGCGCAGCCCGGCACCATCCCGGCAACCCCCGGCACGATTGCCCTGCCAACCGGCGGCAACACCCTGCCCGTTATTAGCCAACCCGGAACCATTCCGGCGGTTGTAGCTGGCGCGGTTGTAGTCCCCGGCGGTGCGGGCTCCCCGGCGGAACCCTTGGCCCAACCCGGAACTCTTCCCGCCGTGCCCGGTGCGGTAACTTTGCCAACCGGCACCGTGCCCGTTGTGCCCTCCGACCTTGGCTCCCTAGCCACGGCGATGACCACTTTGCAGAATACGCTGAACACCCTCATCCAAGGGCAAACATCCCTCGCAACCAAAAGCGACATTTCGGAAGTTTCCGAGAAGGTCACCAAGGCAGAGGGCCGCTTGACCGTGATTGAAGAGGTCCGGCAGATTCGCAAGAGCGCGGACTCCGACGACGCTACCGTCAACGGGGGCGCTGGCAGCCCTGCGGGGGAAGCCCCGAAGTTGACCAAGACTCAGAAAAACATTCTTGGCATCCAGTAAGGCGAACCCAAAGGAAAACCAAAACCCTCGCAAGAGGTAACGCAAACCAAAACTAACCCAGCAAATAATATGTCTCAGGAACTCATTCAACGTGCGGATTTGGTCTTGGCGAACCTGCAAACCAACGGCGGTATCCTTAACCCGGAACAAGCCGACCGTTTCATTCAGGTCCTCGTCGATGAACCCACCATCCTCAATGTCGCTCGCACCGTCACCATGGCGGGGCCAACGATGGAACTCAACAAGATCGGCTTCGGTTCGCGCATCATGCGTGCTGCCGTTGAAAACACCCGCCTTGCGGCTGCTGATCGCGTTAAGCCAACCACAAGCAAGGTTTCCCTCGCCACGAAGGAAGTCATCGCTGAAATCCTTCTGCCTTACGCGGTGTTGGAAGACAACATCGAAAAGGGCAATCTGGAAAACACCATCCTCACCCTGATCGCTAAGCGTGCGGCCACCGACTTCGAAGAGTTGGTTATCCTCGGCGACCAGTCGCTTGCAGGGACCGACCCTTACCTTGGGTTGCTGGACGGCGTTGTGAAGCGCATCACGGCCCATGAGGTCGATGCACTCACCACCGGCATTTCGGCCAACACCTTCAACAACGCCCTCAAGGCGCTGCCGAAGAAATACCGCCGGAACAAAAACCTGCTCAAGTTCCTCTTGGGTTCGGACGCCGAACAGGATTGGCGCAACAAGATCGCTGCCCGGCAGACCATTCTTGGTGATAGCACCTTGGTTGGCTCCGCTCCAAGCACGGTCCACGGCGTTGGCATTCTGCCCGCAGCCCTGATGCCTGATGGCGTTGGTATCCTTACCAACCCGCAGAACATCATCATCGGTATCCAGCGGAATTTCCGCTTGGAGTCCTTCCGCATGATCGGCGAGCGCCAGTATCAAATCGTTCTGACCGCCCGCGTGGATGTCCAGATCGAGGAGACGGATGCCGCCGTCAAGATCGTCAACTTCGAGGACATCGAAGCGTAAGCCATAGGGCAAGACCACTCATGCCCCTTCCCTTTAACCGGGGGAGGGGCCTTCAACCAAAGCAGCACGCAACTCATTTATTTTTATGGCCGAAGACATTGCATCCACCGACGAAACCCCCGCCCCCAAAGTGGCTGGGCTCACCGCAACCCTCGTCTACGGGGAAACCTACTACCTTGGTAACAAACGCTTCGAGGTCAAAAAGCCCGTATCCGTTACCGAAGCAGAGGCCGCAGCCCTCAAGCCGAAGGTTGTCTCGCGCACCATCATTGATGGGGACAAGCGGGACTCCATTGACACCCCTCGCTTCAAAATCGAAGGGTCTGCCCCGGCGGCCCCTCGCGCACGCGCCCCTCGCGCAACCGCCTAATCGCTGCAACTTGTTGCACCACTCATAACCTATGCGTTCCCGTATTATTACCCCACCGGCCTCCGAGCCCATAACGCTCGATGAGGCGAAGGAGTATTTGCGGGTTACGCATGGGCATGAGGACGCGACCATTACCCGGCAAATCCGGGCGGCCCGCGTGGCTTGCGAGCACCAAGCGCGTATGTCCTTTGTCACCCAAACGTGGGAGACTTCCTATACCATTCCCAAAGCGGTTATCCGCCCTCTATTGATGCCCTCAAGCATCTCCGACCCCGATGGTGTTTTGGGTGGTTTGCGGGTTATGCACAAGCCCGCTGCATCCGTTGTGAGCGTCTCGGCACTATGCCGGGGCAAGGCCCCAACGGTTGTCCCGGACACCGAGTATGTCCTTGACCTTGGGACGCAGAGGATCGAATGGGCTAACCGGCAAAACCTCTGCCAAGGTTATTTGAATGGCAACGACATTGTGCTTGCCCAATATGTTACGGGCTATTCGGTGGAGGACTTGAACCTCATCCACCCAAGCATCGTCGAGGCCATCTATATCGTTCTCAGCAACTTGTATGAGAACAAGGGCCTAAGCAGCCAAGTCTTGCCTCCAACGGCAATCGAACTTCTGGCCCCTTATTGGACCTCACCAACTTTCGACAAAACCCCAACCCCGGAGCAACCCTCTTATGAAATTTGGTCGCAAGGTCGTTGGTTTGACCAGT